AGCTGCCCTCTAGCTCCTGCCGGAACGTCCGTTCGTCCATGCGCTGTCGCGCAGCCTCGATGGCCTCGGGCGACATGATGTCCGAGCTGAACCAGTGGAAGCGGTCCCATGGCTGGCCGGCCTCCCTGAGCTTGACGGCTTCCGTCCACAGCTCCCAGTAGTGGTTGCGGCCTTCTGGCACGCCGATGAACCACGCCCAGCCTGGTGGTTGACCTGGCGTGTCAAGGGCGGGGCTCACGTTCTGGGTCCACGCCTCCTCGCGCATGTTGGCGTACTCGTCCAGGATGATCCCGTGGAGCGGCTCGCCTTCGATACGCTCGGGGCGGTCCATCCCCACGACGCACAGCCTGGTGCCGTTGACCAGCAGGATCTCCAGGTCAGTCTCGCGGGGCTTCTCGGCCATCCAGGCTGTCGGGACGAGCTGCTTGAGGTCGTTCCAGTAGATGCGCTTGGCTTGGTCCCTGGTGGGAGCTGCCAGCGCGTACTTCCGGCCTTGGACACGGAGGTTGCAGGCCCGCTGGATGACCCACCGCTTCGCCAGCTCGGTCTTCCCAGATCGCCGGCCAGCCGGGACGATGCGGAAGCGGGCCTTGCTGTTCCAGAGCCTCCACTGCTCGGCGTGGTGGCGCATGGCTGTCCATCGCCTCGTAGGCCCTCCAGACAGCCCCGTGCTGGCCGGACGACCTGGTGGTCGAGGATCCAGACCCCCTCCCCGTCCAGGGCCACCACGGGCTCCAGGGGACGGCTCCTGGGCAGGGAGTTTCGCCTTGCTAGGCGTAGCCGTCATCCGGCCCCTCCACCGTTGACCTCATCGCTGTGGCGGCAGCCTCCAACTCAGCGGCCAACGCCTCAGCATCCGCCAGCCGGTCCACCTGTTTGATCTCGCGGAACTCCTCGGCCCTGGTCTTGAGCCAATAGATGTTGGCGGCCACGTTGCCCGTCTCGATGAGTTGCCAGAGGTGCTCGGCTGCGATCAGGACGCCGGTCGCCTGGGCCTTTTTTACAGTGGCCTCGAAAGACTCGTCAGTCGCCCTCCACCGTCGCAGGGTCTCCGAGCTGACGCCGATGAGATCCGCGGCCCTGTTGAGGCTCAGGCCACGCTGTAGCGCCCGTCTGACCACAGCGTCTAGCTCTGGAGTGCGCTTGGTCGGCCTGCCGAGTTTCGTGGGTTTGGCCTTTCGCGAAGACGTGCGTGGTGCCACGCGTGGTGCCACGCCCTTTGTTCCAGTGGCCTTGGTCTTCTGACGGGGCTTTCTTTTGGATGGCCCGGCCTTCTTGGGCGCTGGCGGCCTTGCTGATGCCATCAGCGGCGAGCTGCCTCTCGCGCTAGATCGAGGAACTCGGAACGGACCTTGGCGTCCTCTCGGAACACGCCCAGCAAGGCCGAGGTGATGGTCGCCGAGCCTGGCTTGTGGACGCCACGGCTCGTCATGCACAGGTGCTCCGCAGACACCAGGACGCCCACGCCGCGAGGCTTCAGCACCTCCTGGACAACGTCTGCGATCTGCCTGGTCATTCGCTCCTGCACGATGAACCTCTTGGAGTAGGCGTCCACGACTCGCGCGAGCTTGGAGATCCCCACGATGCGCTCTCCGGGGATGTAGCCCACTGTAGCAACTCCCAGGATCGGCGTCATGTGGTGCTCGCAGTGGGACTCGAATCGGATGCCGTCCACGACCACCATCTCGTCGTAGCCACCGCACTCATCGAACGTCCGCTCAAGCAGCTCCTTCGGGTCGACCTGGTAGCCAGCGAACCACTCGCCAAAGGCGCGCACGACCCGAGCGGGCGTATCCTCCATCCCCTCGCGGTCTGGAGTGTCGCCGGCGAACCTGATCAGCGTACTGACCGCATCCATCGCTTCCTCTCGTCCTGTCATCTCACACCCCACAGCTTGTGCTGTTGGGTCGACAGAGACCATGTCGGGTTCTCTGCTATCAAGCGACGGCAAGTCTTCATCGCTCCAGGCTCGAAGCCGCCACCGACCCATGCTGGCGAGAGGTATTTGTAAAGCGCCTCCAGCCTGGGCTTGGGAATGCCCTGTCGGTCGTGACGCACGTAGCGTAGCTCGTCGGCTCGTTGGAGTTGGACGGCGTGCTCTGCAACCTTGGGCGAGCAGGCGATCCAGACGTTGGCTCGCTCATCGTTGAACAACGAGGTCGGCATCGGCAACGACCCGTTCGTCTCAACGGCAACCGTTTCGCATTCGTCAATCAACATCGCAGCCAGCTCCTCGGTGACCGACAGCAACGGCTCCCCTCCAGTGAGGATGACCGATGGTTTGCAGTCCGCCTTCCACAACGACTGGATCCGCAGCATGATCTCCGCTCCGGTCAGTCTGACATGGCTGACGAACTCGGTGTCGCAGTCGAAGCCATGGGTCGGCACCGAGCAGGTCTGGTTGCAGCCAGCGAACCGCACGAACACGTTGGCCGAACCCGCCCTGGCCCCTTCACCTTGAAGCGAGAAGAACATCTCGTTGATCGGGTAGGTCGTCACGACGGTCTCCAGTCGGCCCAACAGTTCGGAGTCTCATACAGACGAACATGGCAGACGGTCAGGCCCACCATGCTCAGGTCTAGAAGCTCCCGCGCCCGCTTGGCAAGCTCCTCCACCATGCACTCGGCGGTCGGGTTCTGCCCTGCCGGCATCCGGTAGACCTTCCAGCCACCGCGCTCGATGTCTTCCAAGATCACATCGTCGGGGTTGGCGATGTATCCGTGGTCCCAATACCTGTCAATCCAACCGCCCACCAACTCCTTGACCGCGCCGAAGTCGATGACGCGACCGATGTGGTCCAACTCCTGTGCCTCAACCGTGATCTCAGCCACGTAGCGATGGCCGTGGACGTTCTTGCACTTGGTCTCATGGCCGACTACTCGGTGGCCGGCGTCGAACTCTAGCCTGCGTGTGATGCGTTTCATGCGCTTGCAATCTGTTGTGCTGGGTCTGCCAGGTTCGCCGCCTTGAATCCCTTGGCGCGCAAGACACACGCCGGACACTTGCCGCAACCTGGACGCTCGCCCTCGTAACACGTCACCGACATGCCGATAGCACGCCAGCACTCGTCGCCAAGCTCCAGCGCCATCTGCACCGTCGCCTCCTTCGTCAGATACATGAGCGGCGTCCTGATCTCGATAGGTCCACAGGACGACGGCATCGCGAGCGTGGTAGCTTGCTCCATCACGTCCACGAACTCCCTGCGACAATCGGGGTAGCCGCTGTAGTCCGTCTGGCACGTCCCAGTGTAGATGATCCTCGCGCCGTGCTTGACCGCTACGGCAGAGGCGAGACCCATGAACAACAGGTTGCGGCCTGGCACGAACGAGGTCGGTAGCCCTCCCTCCATCTCCTTGTCGGGGACTCCCCCTTCCTCAATCGGGGGTCGGTTCCTGTCCACCAACGCCGAGTCGCCTACCGCTGCCAACACGGACAGATCGTGGACGACACGATCCACCATGGCGAACTCGGCGATGTCCTTGCTGGCGTGGACCTCGTTGTCATGGCGTTGCTGGTAGTAGATCGACAACGCCAGCACCTGGTCGTAGCCGTGCTCTTTCATCGCGTGGTAGAGGCAGGTCGTCGAGTCCTGTCCACCACTGAACAACACCACCGCGTCGTATGTCTTCATGGCTGCCCTCCAAGCAGTTTCATTTCCTTGTGCCAACGTCCTTGTAGCTCGCGTTCCAAACGCAAGTACCACTCAACCTCGCCGCGGAGATTCTGACTACCGCCGCGCACACTCATGTTGCCGTACGCCTGCCAACGACCATAGGCCGTCGGACCTTGCTCCCAGTTCGATGCATCTGCTGAGTGGAACGGGTACTTCCTCAACAGCCGTCGAGAGCCTACACCGAACGCATGAACCTTCTTGGGCCACACCCGAGCGAAGGCTTGGCCGATGAACCTGCCCTTCAACGCTGTCGGTTTCCCGACCATGCCTCCGAGAGCGAGCTTCGGGTAGTCCTTCGCCATGTCGACCAACATGCTCCACGGGCTTCCGAGGTGGAAGGTCGGGATGGCTGGGATGCCTTGCCGGTTCATCTCCTCGCAGTTGCGAGCCGACGCGACGGGGTTGCCGATCACATCCAGGGCGTAGACCTCGGCGAGCTTCTTGTCGTTGGTGAGCAGCTCACCGCAGAAGTCTATGTATTCCTGGAGGTGGATGACCTTGCCGCTGTTGTGGGCGCTGAACGCTCCCGAGTCCAAGGCGTAGTCACGGAACGTCAGCTTGCTGCGCTGCTTCTTGAAGGCTGAGTAGTAGTAGTAGCTGACGAGCAGAGCGGGTTCCTGCTCGTCGAACTCGCCGCTGAGTCCCTTGCGTATCGCCTCGGGCGGACCGCCGTACGCGAGTCGCACACTCGGCATGAACGCTTGGTGCGAGTGGTTGGCGAATCGCGAGGTGCCCACAGCGAACCTGATGTCTGTCATTCAGCGAGCTTGTTGATGATGGCGTCGGCGGTGACCTCGCCGTCGATGGTGTTGTTGAGCAGTTCCGCTTGATCCGCGGTGAACTTGATGGTGATCCCCTGGCCTTCGGCGAACTCGGTGCCGTCGCCCTTGCTCGGGTCGGGTGGTTCCCAGTCGGCTTTCAGCAGGTTCTCGACCTCATGGTCATCCCAGCCGAGGTCTGCCAGGTTGATCTCCTCCACGTCGCCCAGGTCACGCAACACGTTGCCCAAGTCTTCCCAGTCCCACTCGGCCAACTCAGCCGTTCGGTTGTCGGCGATGGCGAACGCTGTGGCCGTGACGTTGTCGTCGTCCAGGACAACAGCAGCCACGTGAGTCCAACCTAGCTCCTTGGCAGCCTGGAGCGTGCCGTTGCCTGCGCGGACCACCATGCCCTTCTTCTGGACGACCACGGGCTTGCGTTGTCCGAACTGCGACAGGCTGGCCTTGATCGTGTCGATGTTGCGCTGGTTGTGCTTCCTGACGTTGGCCGCGTCCGGGTTGAGATCCTTCAGGGGCACGGCTAACCCGCGGAGGTCTTCCACAATGTTCTTCACTGGCGTGACCTTTGTCTTTTGCACGTGAGGAGTAGGTCTCTTGCGGACCCTAGTTTGAGGAGTCATTCGAGGTCTTCCCGTTCATCTGTTGCCGCGAACGCTTCAACATCTCCACGATGCTTGGCTGCCCTGCTTCAGACGCGGGTTGCTGCAATGACTCCAGCAACCCATCGCCCTCGGCGGACTCTGCTATCTCGATCAACGCGGCGGCGGCGGCGTATATTTCCTCGCGGCTAGCCTCACGCACGCGACCGAACAGCCGACGTATGGCGAGGCGCTCGGAAATCTGTTGCACGGCCTGGAGCAACACTTCAACAAACTCCCTCATCTCTGGAGTTTGAG